CGCAGGTTCGAATCCTGCCGTCTCAATAGTGGTTATTTCAGCCACTAGAGCAATACAGCGGGCGTGGGACATGGATCGGAGTTTTAACCGTTTTTTTGTGTAGACCTAGTGGTATTAATCACGTTCGATTCGTGATGGGTCTATAGGCTTACTTTAAAAATAAGCACTGGTATCTCTACGGGGACCTTTGCGCCAAGTAAGACTAAACCGTTGGAACATGAACCGTGATTGGAAAACGGTAGAGGTAGCGCCTTGATAATTGGATTGTCGACGGTCTGATTATATGTGTCGGTTCGATTCCGACTGTTCCTGTAGCTGCGTTTGCTAAAAACACGCATTAAGTTATAGTCTTAGTGGTGGAAAACGTCGTTTAACTGTTGTACGGAAACAACAGCGCAACTATCATGCGATAACAGATAGCGTTTAGGGCACGTTACTTGACGAGACAAGCGTGAAGAGGCGTTTAGTGTTAGTCGTCCGAATAAATAAACACTCAGTCATCACATTGTGGTGGCTTTTTATTTCCGAAAATTTCCGAAAGGAGGAACATATTTTGGCAAGAGCAAATAAGGCAAAAATGCTTGATGCTATTGAGTTTAAACTATTAAATCCAACAGCTAATCAAGCACAAGTCGCGGAAATAATCGGTATCACAGACAGGCAGCTACGAAATTGGGAAAATGACCCAGAAGATAAATCGGGTTGGAATAAATTAAACGATGAAATCGCAGAAAAAGCTTTTGGCAAATATGCCCTTTCTGCGATTGGAACGCTTGTTAATCTAAGCAAAAACGCAAAATCAGAAATAGTAAGACTACAAGCTTCTCAAGACATTCTTGACCGAGCAGGTTATAAACCGACAGACAAGCAAGAAATCAGTATAGACGAGCCTATCGTACTTGCTAATTCATGGGTGCAAGACAATGATAGTTGATTTAGCTGATATTATCCCAATTGGTTTTAAGCCTGTCGTGCAAGCGACTTGGAATCCTCAAATACTAAATATCGCTTGCAAAGGCGGACGTGGTTCTGGTAAATCATCTAATATTGCTTTTATTATCTCGAGGTTAATAATACAGTATCCTGTAAATGCGGTTTGTATCCGTAAAACAGATAATACTCTGGAGCAGTCTGTTTATGAGCAAATTAAATGGGCTATATCTGAGCAAGGGCTAGAGCGTTACTTTAAATTTAACAAGTCACCTCTAAGGATAACGTACATACCTAGAGGTAATTACATTGTCTTTAGAGGAGCACAAAATCCTGAACGTATCAAGTCCTTAAAAGACAGTCGTTTTCCTTTTGCTATCGGCTGGATTGAGGAGCTTGCGGAATTTAAAACAGAGGACGAAGTCAAGACTATCACTAACTCACTTTTGCGTGGAGAGTTAGGCGATGGTCTTTTTTATAAATTTTTTTATACATACAATCCACCAAAGCGCAAGCAGTCTTGGGTTAACAAAAAGTATGAGAGCCAATTTCAACCTAAAAATACGTTTGTACACGCTTCGACGTATAAAGATAACCCTTTTATTGCCAAAGAGTTTATAGCCGAGGCAGAAGCCACGAGAGAGCGTTCAGAACGTCGTTATCGTTGGGAGTATTTAGGAGAGGCCATTGGTTCGGGTGTTGTTCCATTTGACAACTTACGCTTCGAACGTATTACTGACGAACAAGTAGCCGATTTCGATAATATCCGTAACGGTATTGACTATGGTTATGCAACTGACCCGCTTGCTTTTGTACGTTGGCATTATGATAAAAAGAAAAATGGTATCTATGCTATTGACGAGTATTATGGTCAGAAGATATCAAACAGGCAGCTGGCTAAGTGGTTGACGACTAAAGGATATCAGAGTGATGAGATGTTTGCTGAAAGTGCTGAGCCTAAAAGTAATGCTGAGCTTAAAAACGAGTTTGGCATCAAACGGATAAAAGGCGTTAAAAAAGGACCAGATTCTGTCGAGTTTGGGGAGCGCTGGTTAGATGACTTAGATTTTATCTGTATAGACCCAAAACGGACACCAAATATCGCTCGAGAGTTTGAAAATATCGACTATCAAGTCGATAGAGATGGCAACCCTAAACCTCGTTTAGAAGACAAGGATAACCATGCGATAGATGCGACAAGGTATGCTATGTCAGACGACATGAGAGCGACTAAAACCATCGTCAAAACATTTAAAGGAGGTATCTAGTGCCAGAATTATTTATTGTGCCATCAGATACAGAGATGACAAAAGATTTGTTAAGCGAGCTAATCCAAAAACACAAGTCGTTTAACGCTGATTATTTAGTTTATAAGCAGCTGTACGAGGGTTCTCACGCTATTTTGGGACAAAAACCAAAAGAGCAATACAAGCCTGATAATCGCTTGGTTGTTAACTTTGCAAAATACATCGTTGACACGTTTAACGGTTATTTTATCGGCGTGCCAATCCAAACGAGCCACGAGAATAAACAAGTCAGTAATTATTTAGAGTTGCTAGACGGATATAATGACCAAGACGACAACAATGCAGAGTTATCAAAGATTTGTAGTATTTACGGACACGGTTATGAGTTGGTTTTTAATGACGAGAATGCGGAGGTCGGAATTACTTATCTGACACCCCTTGAAGCATTTATTGTTTATGACGATTCCATCAGACAAAAGCCGTTATTTGCTGTGCGCTATTTTTACAATAAAGACGGCATTTTGGAAGGGTCTTACTCAGACGCTAGCAACATCACTTATTTTAAAGACGGCGAAAAGGGGCTTGAAATTGGAGAGAGTGAGCCACATCCATTTGATGGTGTTCCGATGATTGAGTACATTGAAAACGAAGAGCGACAAAGCTTGCTAGCTAGCGTTGTGACATTGATTAATGCGTTTAATAAAGCTATCTCCGAAAAAGCCAATGACGTTGAGTATTTCGCAGACGCTTATCTTAAAATTTTGGGTGCTGAGTTAGACGACGAGACATTAAAGTCTCTTAGAGACACCCGCATTATCAATCTAAAAGATACTGATGCGCAGCAATTAATTGTTGAGTTTTTACAAAAGCCAGATGCCGATGCAACACAGGAACATTTACTTGATAGGCTAGAAGATTTGATTTTTAGGACTGCAATGGTGGCTAACATCAGCGATGAGTCGTTTGGGACATCTAGCGGTATCGCTTTACGTTATCGTTTGCAAGCTATGGATAACTTAGCTAAGACAAAAGAGCGTAAGTTTATGAGCGGGATGAACCGCAGATATAAGCTTATTGCTAGTTATCCCATATCAAAGATAGGTCCTAAAGATTGGATTGGTGTTAAGTATAAATTTACTCGCAACTTGCCAGCGAATCTCTTGGAGGAGTCACAAATTGCAGGTAACTTAGCTGGGATTGTCTCGGAAGAAACGCAGGTCGGTGTGCTATCTATTGTGGAAAACCCGCAAAAAGAAATCGAAAAGAAAAATAGCGACAAGCCAACCTTAATTAGTCGAAAAGCAGGAGGGCTAAATGGCCAAGACACCACAACAGTATTGGAATGACCGTCAGAAGCAACTGTGGGCTAATTTGGAGACATCAGAACGCGCTTTACAGACTAAGCTTAGTAAATGTTATGCTGATGAAGCAAAGTCCTTAGAAAAGGAAATAGGGGCTTACTTTAGCAAGTATGGAAAAGACAACGTTATTGAGTATCGCAATCTTTTGCAACAGTTATCTAAAGCTGATAAAGACTTGCTTTATCGAGATTGTGAGCGATTTGCGAAAAAATATCCACAGCATGCTGATTTAATGCCTGTCAGAACCTCTATTTATAAGTTGGACAGATTACAAGGTTTGGAATTAAGCATTAAAATGCAGCAGTTGGAAATAGGAGCTATTGAAGAAGCGGAATTGACCAAGCATTTAACTACAGCCTTTAAAAAAGGTTATCAAGAAACCGCTAAAACAATTGGTTTCCAAGCGGATAAAGTATCCGCAGAGCTGTTTATTAACAATGATTGGACTGGTAAAGGTAATTTTAGCTCTAGTATCTGGACTAATAAGGACAAGCTTGTCGATTATCTAACAAATGACTTTAAGACGGCAATTATCAGGGGATATAGCTTTGATAAAGTCGTCAAACAGATGTCAGAGCGCTTTACTGTACGGTCACAGTCGGACATTACACGATTGATTATGACTGAGGGTACTTACGTCAACAATCAAGCGATGATGAAACCTTTCGAAGATAGCGGGCTATATGACGAATTCGAATTTGTAGCTGTTTTGGATGGTCACACATCATCACTATGCAAAGGATTAGATGGACAGAAATTTCCAATGAAATCTAAACAAGTTGGTATTAATTTCCCGCCAATGCACGCAAATTGTCGAAGCACTTTTGCAATGGTTATTCCAGATGATTATGTAGACAGATACGAGAAGGAGAATAATTAATGTTTTGGACTTTATTTAGTGAATTGTGTGGATTCATTTTGTTTTTAATCGCTTTGGTTATTGTAATCGCAATTATCGTAAGTACTTATCAGGTATTTAAAGAGCAATTGAAAAAATAGGAAGAGGTTTTTTTATGAAAGTATACGATAAATATTTAAATGAAGAAAAAGACAGATTAGTCGAAGTCCATACCGAGTGGCTGAAAGAGATTGATGGTTATATTAAGAATCAAGAAGATAAAATCGAAAAATCGGAATTGAAATTATTAGAAACTGAAGAAATTTTTATCGAACGTTTTGAACGACTTGAAAGGCGAATCAAAGAATTGGAAAATCACGATAAAATAAGCTTTAAAATTGACGAAAATGAATTAGTGCAAAAACTTAATGATTTAACAGAAAGGAGCATCGCACTTGTTAAAGCGAGAGTTTTAAATGGAATAAGCGGAAAAGAATCTTAGACCTATTAACAGGTCTTTTTATTATGTCCTGTCGCATGACAAAAAACTAGGCAAATAAAAATCTAAAGCAATGCGCTGGGGCTTTTGAGCAATGGCGTGGGGCAGGAGGAAAAAATGGAAAGCGAAGAAATCCTAGAACAATCTAGTGCACAAGAAGAAGCTAAGGAACAAACGTTTGACGATATTTTGTCAGACCCTAAAAAACAAGCTGAATTTGACAAGCGTGTAGCTAAGGCTATTGATACCGCTAAAAGCAAATGGCAAGCAGAGACCGAAGAAAAAGAAAACGAAGCTAAGAGACTTGCAAAAATGAATGCTGAACAAAAAGCGCAACATGAAAAAGCAAAGCTTGAAGCACGTATCGCTGAACTTGAAGCTGAGCGCACACTGTCAGAAATGAAGAGCGCTGCTCGCACAATGCTATCAGAAGCTAATATCAGCGTATCTGACGCACTTTTATCGCAATTGGTATCTACTGATGCAGATAAAACCAAAAATGCAGTAGAAGCGTTTTCTGAGGCATTTTCCGAAGCAGTCGAAAAAGAAGTCAAAGAACGCCTTAAATCGCCAACACCTAAAAAATCAAATGATAATAGTGGACTGACAAAAGAACAAATTTTAGCAGTCAAAGACACTGCTGAACGACAAAAACTCATTGCCGAAAATATCGGCCTATTCCAATAAAACAGGAGAAATTAACATATGGTAACATCACGTACTTATCCAGAAGAAAATCTAATCAAATCAACAGACCTCAAGTATCCAATCACTATTGATGTCACAAACAAATTCCAAGAAAACATCTCGAAATTGCTTGAAATGCTTGGAGTTACTCGTAAAATCTCAGTATCTGAGGGAATGACTCTTAAGACATACGCTGGTTATGATGTCACATTAGCTGATGGCACAGTACCAGAAGGGGAAGTTATTCCGTTGTCTAAAGTCGCTCGCAAAACACACTCTGAGAAAAAAATTGAACTTAAAAAATACCGCAAAGCGACAACTGGCGAAGATATTCAAATGTTTGGTTCTAACGAAGCTGTAACAAATACCGACAACGCTCTTGTCCGTCAATTGCAAAAGAAAATTCGTACAGACTTTGTGACCGCTCTTAAAACAGGTACAGGTGAACAAACAGCTCTTGGAGCAGGCTTGCAAGGCGCCTTAGCTTCTGCTTGGGGTAAATTGCAAGTGCTCTTTGAAGACTATGGTTCAGAGCGTGCAATCGTCTTTGCCAATAGCCTTGATGTCGCTGAATACATCGCTAAAGCTGGCATCACTACTCAAACCGCATTCGGATTGACTTACCTTGTCGATTTTACAGGTACAGTCATTATCTCAACAAACGATGTTGCAAAAGGGGAAATCTGGGCGACAGTACCAGAAAATATCATCTTTGCTTACATCAATCCAAATAATTCTGAATTAGCTAAAGAATTTAATCTTTACGGTGATCCAACCGGCTACATTGGAATGAATCACTTCCAAGAAAATACAACGCTTACTATCCAAACGCTGCTTGTATCTGGTATGTTGATGTATCCAGAACGCATTGACGGAATTGTTAAAGTAACTCTTACACCAGGCATCTAAGGGGGTAATCTATGGCTTACACAGTAAAAGCACGTTTCTTTGACTTAATGGATAATGGCTTTATTTACGAGGTTGGAGACATATTTCCTCGTAAAGGCTATGAGCCATCAAAAGAACGATTAGAAAGTTTACTATCATCTAATAACGCTTATCACAAACCTTTTATTTCAGCATCTGAAAGCTTGCACGATATGAAGGTAACTGAATTAAAAGAAAAAGCCAAAGATTTAGGCATTGAATTACCAGCAAAAGCAAATAAGGAAGAAATTATTGAATTAATTGAAAAGAAATGAGGTGACTTATGAGTGCTAATGAAGATATTCTAGCTCGTGTAAAAATAAGGTTATCTGACGAAGCAAATGTTAATCCATTACTTCTTTCTGAATTAGTTCAAACCGCTATTGACCGTATCAACTTAAAAGTAGGGGATGTTATTTTTAATCCTATTTTTAACTCTATTGCTGTGGACGTTGTAGTTAAAATGTATCGCAGATTATACTACGAGGGAATCTCAAGCGAAGATGCTGACACAATTAGAACAACATTTGTTAATGACTTATTGGCAGAATATGGCGAAGAGTTGGCGAGTTACAAAAAAGACCGTTTAGCAATACTAAATAAAAAGGTGGTACGTTTCTTATGAGATATACCACTTTTAATTTAGTTACAGATGTCAAAACAGGCAAAAAAGATGCTTTGGGCAATGACATCATAACTAAAACAGAATCTATAAGTCACAAAGGGAGGTTCACAGAGTGGCATGCAGATGATGAGATTGTATATGGTCGAGATTTAACGTCTAGCACTCGTAAAATGATAAGTAATACAATAACACTTGGACAAGCTAAAAAAGCATCTCAGGTTAAATTAGACGGCAAATATTACGATATAAAATCAGTTAAAGATTTAGGTCGTTGGCGTTTGTTATTGATTAATGGTTATCGCTTATGAAATTTACAATTAAAGGCACTGAAAAGCTTGAAGAACGTTTTAGAGCGATGAATGCTATTCGGTGGGACGGTGTTGTCAATAAAAGTCTTACTCAAATGTTTAATCGAGGTGCTAGACCGCCAGGCACACCAGTTGGAAAACAAACCAAAAATCATAGCGCTGGGGAATTAAGACGTTCAAGAAGAGTTAAAAAAATTTCATCTAAAGATGGTTCTTATACAGGTTCTTTTTACTATACAAAGGATTATGCACCTCACGTTGAGTATGGGCATAGGATAGTTAGAAAAGGCAAGCAAGTTGGTTATGCCAACGGTAAAAAATATCTTTTTAATAACGTTCAAAGACAACGTCAAATTTATTTTAAAGATATGTTAGCTGAATTAAGGAAGAAGAGGTAAAGCATGTTAAAAAAATTAGGTTTGACAGATTTACACGCCTCTTTAAAGGAAACAATTGAAAAAAATACAGGTGTTGTAGCGTATGATTCTGTTCCAGAAGATGCGCCTTCGCCTTTTTATTTTATTGAGATTGTGGATAAAAGACCAGAAGACACAAAAGTCATGTGGTGTGAAGTATTCACTATTTGGATTCATGCAATTGCAGAAAAAGGTAAGTCTAAAATAGCAATATATAAAATGATTGAAGATTTAGAAGAAGCTTTAACAATGGAGTTAGCATTGCCAGATGGTGTTGAAGTGCTACGACAAGTAGAAACTGGGATGCAGTCCTTACAAGAGGATGAAACGGGTGAGAATCATGCGATTGTTGCCTATGAAATAAAAGTCGCTTATGGCTTTAAAACAAAGATATAAAAGGAGAAAATAATGGGAACAGAATTTGACAGTGGTGTGTATTGTAATTTTGATGCAAGCTCCACAAAAGCAATCGCTGGTAAAGATATTATCTTGGCAATTTTTGATGCAACTGGGGCTAAATTATTGGCAATCAGTGGGCAACAAGGGTTGACGATTAATCGTTCAGCTGACTCGATTGAAGTGTCATCTAAAGACACTAAAGGTGGATGGAAATCTAAAATCGCTGGTATGAAAGAATGGTCTATTGACAACGATGGTCTATATATTCCTTCGGACGAAACACACAAAGAACTAGGAAAAGCATTTGAAGCAAGTAACCCAGTTTGTATCAAAGTAGTAAACGGTAAAACCAAAAAAGGTATGTTTGGCGGATTAGCGTATATCAGTGATTACTCACTAGAGGCGCCATATGATGACGGTATGACTTACTCAATCAGTTTAGACGGTAACGGTGCATTAGTTGACTTATCAACATTGACAGAACAAGCTGATTTAGTAGTAGCTATGCCTGAATAATAGAGAGTAGGAAAAATGGAAAAAGAAATTATCAAAGCAGATGAAAAGCAGTATGAATTAAAATATAACGAAAAAACTATCGAAAATATTGAAGCAATCACAGGCAAAGCTTTTATGAGCATTATTATGAGTGATAAGGGAATGTTGTCTTTAACAGCTATGCGACAATACTTTTCAAATGCATTGTATGCAGTTGAGGGTGGTCGAGTATCTGCTGAACAAGGTTCTATTGTTTTTGAAAAAGTTTTAAATGCAAAAGGTTTTGCTTATGTAAATATGTTGATTATTACAACTATTCAGCGTGACTGCCCTTTTTTCTTCCTCGGCGCTTAGTCGACTTTGAGTATCTCGGCGGTAGTGAAGATAATACCGATTATGAATATATAGAGTTAGCGAAGCAATATGAAAAAGATATTGACTTCGCTTTTTATTTTGTCAATTTTGGGACTACAAAATCCGAATTTTTGGAATTAACCAGACGAGAAAAAGCCTTTATCAGGAAAGCTTGGGAAGATAAACAAGTGCGAGAAAGCGAGCTTATGCGCAATGCTGTGCTAAATGCAGTCAGTAATGCTATGCGCAAAAAAAGCGCTAAATTTGTGGATTTGTGGAAGCGTCAGCAACAGCCTGCGAACATGGAAATCGTTAACGCTCACTTAGAAATTGTATCTATATCTGAAGAAACTGAAGGTAAGTCGTGGGTTGATGCAATTTACAAAGCTAACAACTTAAAAACACCAAAGGGGGAGGAGGTAGGCAATGGCTGACTATACTTTAGGTGTACAAGTAACAGGTGATGCTTCGAGCATGCAAAAGGAATTTGATAAAGCTCAAAAAGCAGTTGAAGCTTTAAAGAAAAAAACCGATGAAGCAAATAAAACAGCTTCAGGAACTTTCAGCGAAATGTCAAAAAGTATAGGAGATACCTCAGAAAAGTTAAGAAGTTTTGGCGATAAAATGAGTGAAGCCGGTAAAAAAATAGCAGATGTCGGTTCTAACATGACTAAATGGATAACAACTCCAGTTGTTGGAGCGGTTGGTTACGCAGTCAAAGCTTACGCAGATTTGGAACAAGCCGTGGGCGGTGTTGAAACACTATTCAAAAGCTCATCAAAAGAAGTAATCTCAAATGCTGAAAAAGCTTATAAAACAGCGGGTATATCATCTGTTAAATACATGGAACAAGTGACGTCATTTTCAGCAAGCCTATTACAAGGACTTGGCGGTGATACTGCTAAGGCTGCCAAGGTGGCAGATAAAGCTATTATCGATATGTCTGACAATGCTAACAAGATGGGTACATCTATTGAGTTAATCCAAAATGCTTATCAAGGGTTCGCAAAAGGCAACTTCACTATGTTGGACAACCTCAAACTTGGTTTTGGTGGGACAAAAGAAGAGATGCAACGATTACTTGAAGAAGCTGAAAAAGTAACTGGTATTAAATACGATATTAATAACTTGTCAGATATTATTGAGGCAATCCATGTAATCCAAACTGAACTAGGTATTACTGGAACTACTGCAAAAGAAGCAGAATCAACTATAAGTGGGTCTTTTAACCAGATGTTGTCATCATTAAACAACTTATCAGCTGGTCTTGGAGATAAAAACGCAGACATCAAGAAATTAATGAATGAACTGGAACAATCAACCAGAACATTTGTCATCAATGTATCTAATGTATTAAAGACAATCTGGGATAATTTACCACTTGAGTCATGGCAAAAATGGACTATCGCAGTAGTTGCATTAGCTGGTCCTGTATTATTGATTTTTGGAAAGTTAACTGTTGGGATCGGTAATTTGATAACTGCCTTTGGGACAATAGGAGAAGCTATTTCTAGCATAATTGGATGGTTTGGAACGCTAACAGCAGAAGGTGGCGCATTAGCAGGTGTGTTTGGTTCTCTTGGAGCCGGACCTATTATTGCAATCTTTGCAGGGATAGCACTTGCGATTGGATTAGTAGTATTGGCTATAAAAGATTTATGGGATAATTCCGAAGCTTTTAGAACTGCTGTAACAGAAATATGGGCAAGCATTTCAACGATGTTGACAAATGTCTGGAATAGCTTTCTATTACCTGTTTTTGAAGCAATAAAAGCTATTATATTGTCGATAGTTGATGAATCGTTAATCCCTCTATATGACAGTTTTAAACAATCATTAGAAGACATAGCTATTGAATTGTCAACCTTTTTAAAAATAGCAGAACCGTTTATCTCTACACTTGCTGACCTTTTTGGGAAAATTATCCCTCCAATTCTTGAAATTTTAGGTGCTAATTTTAAATGTACGTTTGCTATTATTTCGAATGTCATGACTGTTGCATTCCAAACGATTAGTGGAATAGTTAAGAATCTTCTTAAAGTATTAGGGGGAATAATAACCTTTATCACTGGTGTGTTTACTGGTAACTGGCGCAAAGCTTGGCAGGGTGTTGTCAACATGCTTGGCGGAATATTTGGCGGTATTGGAGTAATCATGAAAGGTGCTATTAATGGTGTCATTGGGGTTATTAACGGCGCAATTGGCGGAATCAACAGCTTGATAGGCACTGTTAACAAAATACCAGGGGTTGATATTGGCACTATCGGCTCAATCCCTTATCTTGCTAGAGGTACTGACAACTGGCAAGGTGGATTTGCTCGGATTAATGAAGGTGGTCGAGGAGAATTGGCGTACATGCCAAGCGGTGCAGTAGTAGTTCCACATGATGTCAGCATGAAATATGCGAAAGAAAGCGCAAGAGCGCAATCAGGCATGATTATGGTTAGCGGAAATGATGAAATAGCTAAAAATGCCCTTAAATTAGCTAACGAGGCTGTCAAAAGACCTGTTATATTACGAGTAAATGGTAGAGATTTAGCAGTAACAACAGGTAAAGATTTTGCTAATTATCAAGAGAGACAAACAGTAACGTTAAAAAGAATGAGAGGTGAGTTATAATTTGGCAACGATGACATTTAATGGTGTTGATTTATCAGGTTTAATCAATATCATGAGTATTAATAGGGATATCGGAAATGAAGTTACCTTAACAACTGATGACTCACCTAATTTTGGTTCACATGTTCAAAAGTCAAAAATTCATCCAAAAGTAATTTCTGTTGATTTTTATATAAAAGACAAATCTTCTGACTATGCACTTAATCAGCTCAAACATAGATTGGCTGGTGTTTTTAATGTTAACAAAGATGTCAGGATAACATTTAGCGACGAGCCCGACAAATATTATTTAGGCAGACCGATTAATAAAATATCGGCAGGAGACCCAATAGCTTGGTTAAGCTTAGTCACATTAGAGTTGTTTATCCCAGACGGCGTTGCACACTCTATCACTTATAAAAAGTTTTTGGATTATACGCAAGAAGGCAACAAGCTTATTTTTAGTTTGCAAAATGATGGGAATACTAACGCTTATCCAATTATCAAAATAAAACACAACTCCGAAAATGGCTATATCGGCATCGCAAACGAAACAGGTGCTTTTGCGCTTGGATCATCAGAAGAAGAAGACGGGACTATCGTGCATCGTAACGAAACACTTTTTGATTACTCAAAAGCGATAGCACAAGCTTTAGACGGTGCGCCAAACGTCGCAAAACTTAATCACATGCCACCGACGTACGATACAGAGCTGAAACGCAAGCGCATTGATAATATTTTAGGTTCTGGCAAAGGCGGTGAATATGTTGTTATTGGAAATAGAGGCACCACACCGGGATACACAGAACATGTTGGGACTCGAACGTTTATTATCAATCCTGATTCAAACGGAGAATACACTCTCAATGAGCACCTGTGGTGGCAACAGATTTTTATTGCTACTGCGCAGGATCAGAAAGGTTTTTTAAAGCTTTGTGTAACGGGAATCGATGATGAAGGGAATGACGAGTTTTTGTATGGAATCGAAACCTACAAACGAAAAAATGGTTTTGAAACAGAATACAATTTTTTTGCTCTTGATGATGACGGTGTTGGTTGGAGATTTTATAAGCAGTTTGAATTTCAGGCAGATAGAAATTATCACAATCCTTTTTCGATGGATAGAAGCAGAGCTGTTGAGATTTTTAGAGAAGAAGATAAGTTTCGTATTTACTTTAACGGTGCGCATCATCATGCAACTGTTCCATCTCTTAAAGGAAAAAAATCTCGCAAGATACATCTTGCAATGGGGACATGTAGTGATAGCTCTAAATATATCAACTACAACCTGTTTGAAAAAGTCAACTTTGAAAAAATGGGTGTATCTCACTATAACAACATTGTTAACAAGTATCAGCCCGGAGATGAAGTAGTTATCAATTTTGAAAACGACACAGTCAAAACAAAAG